TACTGCTCTGGGCGTTGTCGGGATGAGCAGGGCAGTACCACACACACCCGGCAGAAAGTGGCATACTACCGCTATGGGTATTTTTAATAAGCCAGTCACAAAGGCCGCTATCTCAACACCATCAGTGCAGGCCGCTGTCGGGTACGCGCCAACAGGCAACAGCACAAACCCACTAAAAAATCTTTACAACTACCAGTCTGGTTTTGCGCGTGATCGCGCTATGACGTTGGCAACAGTTTCCCGTAGCCGTGACTTGCTGGCTTCTGTTATCGGTTGTATGCCGCTGAAAATGTACGGCGAAATGTATAACGATGCCACAGGCGAGATGGAAGAAATTCCATTGGCACCTAGGTCTTGGCTACGCCAGCCAGACCCAGCTGTTACTTACAACCACATCATGGCTTGGACTCTGGACTCACTTCTGTTTTACGGCAGGGCTATGTGGTACATCACCGAGCGTACGGTTGATGGGTACCCAACAAAGTTTCAGCTACTACCAATGGGTTCAATAACTACAGCCGACGAAGAAGGCCCAGTCTTTTACCAACCATCTAAAGCAATTATGTTTGCTGGTAATCAACTTGATTACCGCAATGTCATTCAGTTTTTAAGTCCTATTCAAGGCATTATTTACAGCTCAGAGCAGACCATTGCTACAGCGTTAAAGGTAGAGCAGAGTAGGTACAAAAATGCCCAGAGTTCCTTACCGAGTGGCGTATTGAAACAGACTGGAGGCGAACCCTTGAGCGCGCAAGAGCTGTCAGAGATTGGCGCGGCGTTCCAAGAGGCTCGACTAACCAGCCAGACCGCTGTACTAAATGAGTTTCTGAGCTACGAAGCCAGCACTGCTACACCGGACAAGATGTTGATGATTGAATCAGCCCAGTATTCAGCACTAGATTTGGCGCGCCTATGCGGTGTTCCCCCCTACCTTGTAGGCGTGTCCACTGGTGCTTATGCCTACACCTCCTCTGAGCAATCTCGGGCAGATTTGTATATTTTCGGCGTTAAGCCATATTCAGACTGCATCGCATCCACGCTCAGCATGAACAACGTGCTACCGCGTGGCACCTATGTAAAGTTTGATACAGATAGTTACCTAGAGGAAAACTATGTAGCCGACAAAATGCCCGACAACGAACCAGAAGAAAACACACAGGAGTCACTCGCATGATGCGCTTTACCAGTTCCACATTCACAGTTGATGCCGCCACAGAGGACGGCCCTAAGCGCACCATTACAGGCATTGCCCTGCCATACAACACCGAGGCCACAGTCTCAGGTGGCCAGACAGTCAGTTTCTTGCCGGGCTCACTCCCAACAGAAGGAAAAGCACCCAAGCTTTACATGAGCCATGACGCATCGCAGGCCATTGGCCTTGTAACTGAACGCACAGACGATGATGAAGCCATGTACTTCACAGCCAAAGTTTCAACCACAGCCCTTGGCGATGAAGCCCTAATCTTGGCAGCCGATGGCGTCCTTGACTCAGTTTCAGTAGGCGTGAACCCAACTAAGTTTTCGTTCAACGAAGATGGTGTCATGATCGTGGAAGCAGCTGATTGGATGGAGCTCAGTTTGGTGCCCCAGCCTGCTTTTGCCGGCTCACAGATTCAAGAAGTTTTTGCGAGTATCCCCACATCAGATGATAATCTGAGCAATAATACAGAAACGGCACCCGATGAGCCTGAACCCACAGAGTCAGAGGAGACCGAAGTGTCAGAAACCCCAGTTCCAGAAGTAATCGAAGCATCAACACTTTTTGCACAACCTAAGCGCAAGTTTGCACTACCTACACCGGGTGAGTACATGGCCGCTATGCACATTGGTGGCACAACATTCGCCAACGTTGCTGCAGCTGCACGTGACTTTGCATTGTCAAAGCAAACTGCACTTCAAGCCGCAGCTGGTGACGTTCTCACCACTGACACGCCGGGTCTTTTGCCAGTGCCAGTCCTCGGGCCAGTTTTTGATGACCTCAACTACATTCGTCCAGTTGTGTCAGCAGTTGGGGTCCGCGCTTATCCAGACGGCGGAAACCAAAAAACATTTATCCGTCCGACATGGACTACTCACACAGACGTGGGTTCACAAAGTGAACTTGGCACTGTAACTGCTCGTACGCCAGTCATTGCCTCAAACGTAGTCAGCAAAACTACGCTTGCAGGGCAGGTATTTTTGTCAATTCAGGATGTTGACTTTACGAGCCCGGCTGCTCTTGACATCATCTTGCGTGACCTTGTAGGCCAGTACATGATTCAATCAGACGCTGTGGCTTGTAATGCAATCCTCGCTGGCGACACAGCATCAGGTTCAACTTGGACAGTAACTGCTAACGACCCAACCTCATTAATTTCAGCTTTGTATGATGCAGCCACAGACATTTTGTCTGCAACAAACTTCCTGCCTGATCACATTTTTGTCAGTCCCGATGTTTGGAAAAAATTGGGCGGCCAATTAAACGGAAATAAAGAACCAGTGTTTCCATACACCGGTGCAGCAGGACTTATGGGTGTCAACGGAATGGGCACAGCCAATGTGACACAAATGAACACGTTTAACCCACTTGGTTTGAACTTGGTTGTTGACCGCGCATTTGCTGACAACACCATGGTCGTAGCTCGTGGCTCAGCCATTGAGTTCTACGAATCCGTACAAGGAATCATGACTCAAGACGAGGCCTCACAGCTCGGCAAAAAGTTCAGCTATTACGGCTATGTAAGTTGCTTCCTTCCAGACGGCGATCAGGTCAAGTCAATCGCAATCGCTTAGTCCGAAAGGCGGCTACCGCCGATGGCTACATACACAGTCACTTTTAAGCAACTGCTAGACAACTATGCAGTGCTACAAACACTGACCGACACTGAAATAGAAGTAGGGCAATCCATCACTGTTGCCACTGTTGGTGCACCTTTTAACGGCACCTTTGTGGTTTATGCCTTGCCCAAGTATGAGTACATCGGCATAGACACCGAAGGTGACCTGCTATTCAACAGCAATGTCAGCATCCCTAACCAGGTGCTCTTTGCTTGTACCGGTGCTGATGTTGGCCGCATTGCATCGAGTGGCACTATCACCTACACGCAGGACTGCACATGGATAAGCATTTCGCAGCTGGTGACATATCTTGGCGTAGATATTGTGAACCCAAGCGATGACTACACGCTCGCGACGCAGGCTCGAAACGCTGCCAACGACTTTGCTTATCGGCGCAGGCAGGAGTCTGGCTATTTTGATAGTCTGACCACAAGCCCGGGCCACGATTGCACGCTGGGTACGCTTATGTATGCAGCTGCATTGTGGCGCGCGCGAGGCTCAGTTCAAGACACTTTCGCCACGTTTGATGGTATGGGCTCTGCACCCGTCAGTGCCATGACACCGATGATTAAACAGCTCTTGGGCATAGACCGCCCACAGGTGGCTTAATGCCTGCCACAGGGCTTCTGAACGAGGCTATGCAAGACCTCAAGGCCACACTTACGGCAGTGACAGGCTTACGGGTAGTTAGCGACCCCACAAAGATTGTTCCTAACTGTGTTTTTCTCGATGCCCCTAGTTTTGAGACAATTGCTGGTGGTGGCAACATTGTGCGCGTGACTATCCCTGTACGTGTTATTGGCAGTGGCACCGCAGCCCAAAATGTGCTGGAAAACATCCTCAGCATTGTGGCTACTGTGCTTGGCTCAAGCGTTGTCATCATGGCAGGCCAGCCGTCATCACTAGAAATTGGTGGCGCTACCTACCCTGCTTATGATTTGCAGATGGCTATGCAAGCACAGAAGCAATGACATACACAACTGCAGTAGTATTATCTGCTAGAACTAATAACAAGTACGGCACCCGGCACCGTTTTACACAGGAGAATTAACGATGCCTACAAGTACATATCTCACTAACCCAACCGTAAACCTTGCGCCTACCACTGGTGGTGCCAAAGTTGATTTGACTGACCAGTGCCGTTCGGCCACCGTGACTTTGGGTGTGGACAGTCTTGAAAGCACCGCTTTTGGTGACACAGGCCATCGTTTTGTGCCGGGCTTGCAGACCGTATCGGTAGAGCTAGAAATGTATCTTTCCTATGGCACAGGCGAAGTTGAAGCCACGTTGTTTGCCAACTTGGGCACTGGCACCACCGAGCTAACTATCTCGCCTGCAGGCACCTCAGAGTCAGCAACGAACCCTGAGTACACAATCATTAACATGCAGCTTGTGGACTTCACACCTATCACTGGCTCTGTAGGTGAACTGTCAATGATTACCGCGTCGTTCATTGGCGGCACATACGCACGAGACATCACACCCTAACTAATCAAAGGAACCCGACATGAAACTAACCCTTTTAGTGGATGCTGGCGAAGGCCCGTACCAAGTCCAAACCAGCCTGTACGTCATTGTGCAATGGGAACGCAAATATAAACGCAAGTCGAGCACCATCGGTGAGCAAGGCATAAGCATTGAAGACTTGGCTTTTATGGCGTACGAATCATCCAAGGTTGCTGGCATCACAGTGCCAGTAGTGCTTGATGACTTTATTAAGCGCCTAGTGACTTTGGAAGTGGTGGACAATGATCCGGCAAACCCTACCCAAGCGGAACCTACCGCCATTCCCTAGCCAGTGTCCTAGTAGCAGTCGGCTGGTGGCCACCTGCTGTAGAGTTTGATATTGCTGATCTAAATACCACGATTAAGCTGTTAAACGAAAGCCGTAAAGCATGAGCCTTGCAACCAGTGTAGAAATTACAGGCTTGAAGCAGGCACTGTCAGAGCTAAGCAAGTTAGACAAGTCAGCACGTTTTAAGGCTGCAGCCAAAATTAAGGCCAGTAGTCCGGCAATGCTTGAGGAAGGCCGTAAGCAGTTCCCATCAGAAATTGGCGTAAGCATGATTCGTGGCTGGGGCAACAAAGGCAGGCTGGGCTACAACAAAACTGCTGTGGACAAAGGTGTGCAAATCATGGTGGGTGGCCGTGCACGTGGTCAAGGCATCACACCGTTAGTCACTCTCGTGCAGAAGAACGCAGCTGGCGCAATGTTTAGCCAGGCAGGGTCTAAAAACAACAGCGATTTCTCGCGTTTGCTCACTAACACTTTTGGCAAACCCCAGCGCGGCTTGTGGCGATCACGTGCCTTTGTTGCAGAGCAAGGCACAGCTGACATTATGAAAGCCGTGGATGAAGTAATCGCTGACGCTAATCGAGCATTAAAAGCAAGGACATCTGGCTAATGGCTATCTACCTACCAATCGTTACGCAATTTAACCCAAAGGGATTAAAGGAAGCCGAGAAGGGCTTTAAGGATTTAGAAGGCGCGCAAGCTAAGGCTAAGTACGCGCTTGGCAAGGCAAACAAATACGCAGCCGTAGCGCTCGGTGGTTTAGTCGCTGGCCTTGGTGATGCAGTCAAGGGTGCTATGGAAGATGAGCAGGCACAGGCAATGTTGGCGCGTCAGCTACAGAAAACCACTGCAGCCACTGATGCACAAATTGCTGGCGTTGAGTCCTACATAACTGCTCAAGGCAAATTAAAGGGCGTAACAGATGACGAGTTACGCCCGGCAATGGCTGGGTTGGTACGCGCCACGATGGACATTGACGAAGCCCAAAAGGCCGCCAACTTGTCTATGGACATTGCAGCTGCTAAAGGCATGAGCCTTGAGACTGTAACTAAGGCTATGGAAAAGGCGTATGGCGGCAACATGACTGCCCTAGCAAAACTGTCGCCAGAGCTACGCCAAATGATTAAAGACGGCGCAAGCATGGAAGAAGTCATGGCCGAGATGGCTGTCACTTTTGGTGGTGCCGCTACTGATTCTGCCAACACTGCTGCAGGCTCAATGAAGCGTTTAGGCGTTGCCCTTGGTGAGGCTAAGGAAGGCGTGGGCGCTGCACTGCTGCCAATACTTGAAAAGGCTTTACCAGTCCTGCAATCGTTCGCCACATGGGCACAGGACAACCCGACACTAATCACGGCTGTCGCTGTTGCTTTCGGTGCTTTAGCAGCTGCAGTTGTACTGGTCAATGCGGCCATGGCGTTAAACCCTGCAGTGCTGATTACGGCTGGCATTGTTGCTTTAGGTGTTGCTTTGGTCATGGCCTATAAGCGCTTTGATACTTTCCGCGCTGTAGTTAATGCCGTGGTTAATCAGGTGGCGCGTAATTTTGAGTTCATGGCTAACGCTTTTATCACCATGATTAACGTAGTTATTAAAGGCATCAACTTGATTAAGCCCGGCAAAGACATTGGCTCACTTGGTCAAATTAGCCTTGGCCGTTTAGGTGGCGAAGGTAGTGCAGCTGGTGGCGCTAACCCTGCAGGACTTGACTATAAAGCAATGGCTACTGGTGGCATTGTGACTAGCCCTACTTTGGCGCTTATTGGCGAGGCTGGCCCAGAGGCTGTTATTCCATTGTCTAAGGCTGGTGGCATGGGTATGAACATCACAGTAAACGCTGGATTGGTTAGCACACCCGACCAAGTAGGTCAGGACATTATTGCTGCCATCCAAAAAGCCCAGCGTCGTAGCGGAACGGTTTTTGCACCAGCATGAGCGTTCCTACAATGCAGGTGCTGGTGGGCTTTCAAAGCACCACTGGCTTCGGTACACCCTTTCAGCTTAATGATGCGTTTTATGGTGTTCTAGACACTGCAGGGCGCGGCACTTTAGGCGGTGTCACCTTTGTTGATCTGACCAGTCTTGTAGAAAATGTCAGCATCACGCGTGGCCGTTCACGCCAGTTAGACCAGTTCAATGCTGGCACAGCTGTTATTGCTTTCGACAACGCCAGTCAAGTGCTAAACCCAAGCAATACGGCGAGCCCTTACTATCCGTTTGTACTGCCTAGATGCCCAGTTCAGATACTTGCTAACGGCATACCGATTTACACCGGGCTGATTACTGACTGGAATCTTGACTACGACATCAGCAACCAAGACATGATGTACGCGTCATGCTCTGACAACTTTACGGTGCTTGCTAATCAGTCACTAAACGCTGTTGCCACATCAGTGCAGGCCAGTGGTGCACGTATTACTACTGTGCTTGACTTGCCAGAAATTAACTACCAAGGCGCTCGATCTATTGACACAGGCAGTTCTACCCTTGGCGCGTTCAGTATTAGCCAAGACACAAACTGCCTAAACTATTTGCAGCTTGTAAACACCAGCGAGCAGGGCTATCTGTTTATGAGCGCTAACGGCACCCTGACTTTTAAGGGTAGGTCTAGTGTTCTAAACCCAGTGGCTGGCGCTACTTTTAACACTGACGGCACAGGCATTAGGTTCCAGAGTCTCGTCAATCAGTTTGGTGACGAGCTCTTGTATAACTTCATAATTACAAAATCTGACGCTGGGGCAAAACAAGAAACCAGCGACTCGGCCAGCATTGCGCTTTATCAGGCTCAACAGTATTCACTGACGGACTTGCTCAACAGCACCACCACAGAGGTTGCAGCTCTTGGTAACTATTTGCTCGGTAAGTACAAAAACCCAGTGCTCAGGTTTACGGGGCTATCTACCGAAATGTCAGCGCTATCGGCCACAGATCAGAACATTGTGCTGAACCTTGACATGACGAGTATCTGCACAGTGGTTAAAAACTTTGTGGTAGGCACCCCAGCGACCGAGACACAGACGCTGATTGTGTCGGGCATTAGCCACAACATCACACCCGGCAGCCATATTGTGTCGTTTGTTTACGAGTCCACAGACGGAAATCAGTATTTCACCCTCAACGATGCCATTTTCGGTACTCTTAGCACAACCAATCTTTTAGCCTTTTAAGGGGAGACAATCATGGCAACATTTGGAACATACGTATCGGGTCAGATTCTGACCGCTGCAGAATTAAATGCTGGGTTACCAACCTGTGTACTCACTAACACTTCGGTGTCACTTGTGGCAGGAACGGCACTACAAATCCCATTTACTACAGAACTTACCGACCCTTACGGTTGGCATAGCACCAGCGTTAATACTTCGCGTATTACGCCAAACATTGCAGGCACTTACCTTGTCACGATGCAAATAAACGACGTTTCAGGCACCACTCGTGCGCTTCTTGCTCTTTACAAAAACGGGGCGGTAACAGCACCGCCAATCGGAACAGACACGACAGGAATTATTGACGACTTCAACAGCGTTGGCTTTGCGACAGCCAACGGGACCACTGATTATTTTGAAATGACTGCACTTGTCACAGGATCGTCAAAAACAGCAACTGCACAATTCACCGTAACAAGAATTTCATCGTGAAAAAACCCCTGATTCTATTGGTGTTTTTAGCATCGCTCAGCGCTTGCGCAGACCGTGAACGCCTTAACTGCCCACCAACAAAAAACAAAGCCCTACGCGGAGTAACCGAAACAATCACCCCAACAACACCAGCCCCCGCATACGGGACAGGCGGAAAGTGCGTATGAAACCAGACAACAGACACACAAACGAAGAAATCAAAGCACGACTTATCTTTGTTGTAGCCATCGGCTTAACGCTCGCATTTCTTGCTTCCATCTTGGCATTGCTTTACGGCCTTTTGTTTGTAACGCAACCGCTCGAAGTCTCCCCTAATGATGATGCAGCATGGTCTGTACTGTCGCCAATGCTCGCAACACTTACTGGTGGGCTCTTGGGCGTCCTTGCAGGTAATGGTTTAAAGAATGGCCCTAAAGAGCCACCAGCACCATGAAATACACCGGGTACGACAAAACAGCCACAGCCAAAATGGCAGGCACTGAAAAATTCGTTAATCTCTGTTCTCGCCGTTGGGGCTTTACAAACCTAGGCACGCTAGTGGTCAGAGAAATGCGATCAGGGCAAGGCATGAGCGTGCACGCAACAGCCCGAGCTTGTGACATTGGTTTTAAAGACACCAAAGAAGGACGCGCTGCAGCTGTGCAAGCAATGCAGTGGTTTGTCAAGTACTACAAAGAGCTAGGCATAGAAGAAGTGCACGACTACGGCGGCCTAATCAACGGCACGTGGCAGGGCTGGCGCTGTAACAGAAATGGCAAGCCAGGCTGGAAGAAATGGACTGATACCGACAATGGTGGTTCGAAAAACGGACGCTGGATTCATGTAGAACTTGCCCCACAATCGAATGGTGGCCACGCTGAGGATGGCGTAGCCCTCGAGGCTGCATGGCGCGCACTGCCTAAGCCGTAAGGATTCCCAGACACTGTTTGAGCAGTGCTGGGGCTAGGTGGTGGGTATCTTTGTTTCCATTGGGATATCCACCACCGACTTCGCATTTTGTGTAAAGTAACCACCGCTACTCAAATAGCAGAAAGTCAGAGGAAACATGACATACACCGACCTACCACTATTCAGGGCAACCGACCCCGAAACGTCACGGCAAATTAGCCCGATACGGGTGGGAACCCATCGAGCGTTACTGCTAGAGCAGTATTACTACGCAACTCTTGGCCTAACCGATGAAGAGGCAGGCGCTCGAGCCGCGCTTGCCGGACATGAAATAAAGGGCTACTGGAAGCGCTGCAGCGACTTGCGCACCATTGGACTAATCCAAGACTTAGGCATCCGTAGAGCGCTCCTGAGCGGTTCTCAGGGCATTGTGTGTGGCATCACCCAAAAGGGTATGGACATGGTTAGGGGCTGGGCATGACCGACACCCAATTCATCTACAGTTTCATAATGGGATGGGTGTCCTGCTGGCTATGGCTCAAAATGATGGCCAACCGACCATGATTCCCACATGGGGCTATATCGCCCTAAGGTCTAAAGATAAGAAAACCATGGTGCAGGTCTTCACAGACTTGTCCACAGGCCTGATTGTTTATACCCAAGTGTGCACACGTGCACAGTCTTGGCATTCATGGGGGCCGCCAACAGAAGTAGAGAGAGTTGATTAAGAAACTCATGGCACTATCGCTTATCCTCGCCCTA